CTGCGGCACCCTGCGGGGCCGCAGGTGGGTATCCGTAGGGGCTTCCGTACCCCTGATAGGGATTCGCAAAATAATTCATAGCGCACCTCCTTTTTCTGCCTTTATGGTACAAAAAAAGAACCCAAACAAACGGCCTGAAAAAGGTCTTTGTTTGGGTCCTTGTTTATGAGTGCTTAACGCCGTCCAAAATCTTGGAGTAGGCCCGCCGTCTGCATTTCTTGATGTACTCTGGAGATACGTTCATTTGCCCGGAAACCTGCGTGTAAGACTGCCGCCGGACGTCGATCTGAACAAGGCAGTATTCCTCGTCTGTCGGCAGCTCAAAGGATTGAATATACGCCTCCGCCCGCTTGGGGGCCATGCCGGATAGCATGGCCCGCAGCGCCTTATGCTCACTGTTCATGCTCGCAGTTTCAGCTTGCAGAACGGGATATCCCGTGGGCGTTTCCGCCGCCTCACATCTCCTTTCGTTATTTCCCGGCCAAACGGGCGTTCTTCCGAACTTTCTCGTTTACAAGCGCCTTGTTGTAATGCCGGATGCTTTTGCCTACCCCCAGATACTCAAAAAGTGCGTTCCGCTGCTTCTCACTCAAACCGGGCATATTGTACACCGCCTGCATGATCAGCAGCCCCTTGCTGTTGGGGATCGTCTCCCCGCTTCTGTCCTTGACGCTTTCCAGATCGGATACCTGCGTTTTCAGCGCCACATAAATTTCCGGCTTAATGCCGTACTTCTTCTGTGCCTCCTGCGCATTCAACACCCACTTGTTCGTGATCTCATAGGTTTTGTCCGTCTCGTGCAGTGCCGTCTTTTTGGCGTAGGTCTCCGCGCTGGACAGGGCCTTGTCTTTCTGCTCGTCAGTGAAGGCCATGAACACCGGGCTGTCCTCCAACCCGGATTCCATGGAGCTGTAAAGCTCGGACTTCCTGCGGCTGTATACGATGTAGTCATCGGAGCTGAGATCATTTTCCGTAAATTTGTCCTCGCCCTCGCCGGTGCCGTACCGGTCTTTCACACCGATCAGACTTGCAGCCGCGTCTGGGAGCCTGAAATCCTCATCGTTTTCCCGTTCCTTGTCCAGCTTGCTCCGCATACTGCTGTCAACGGAGCTGTTGTCCAGCGCCATGAAGTCTTTCAGCTCTTTGCGGATGTGTTCATAGGTGGTCAGGTCTCCCTGCTCCAGCGCCTTGAACGCCAGATTCAGGTATCGGCTTTTGTTTGTGGTGCTGTAAATATTGTATGTGAATTTCTCAAATTCATATTCCAGCGCCACGCTGCCGGTAGCTTGAACAGCCGTCCGGACTGCCGCCATTGCGTCCCGCTTGATGTTGGCCACCGGAAGGCCGAAAAGCTTAGAACAAGCTGCAAACATATTTGTCAGCGCTTCTTCTCTGGTCTTTTTGCCGCTGCCGCCCATGCTTGCGGTGAAATCTTTAGAGGCAGATACAATGTCAGAAAACACCTGCATGTCCGTCCGGGATACGCTGTACCCCTGCGTCAGGGAAAGAATATCCTTTACAAACGGGATGCTTCCCAGCTTGTTGATGTTGCTCCCAAGGTTTCCTTCCAAAACAATATGCTGCAGCAGCTCCTTGGTGGTCTTCTCACCGCCGGTAATGCCGGTCAGTGCCGTCAGGAACTTCTCCCAATAATCCTTGTCCGGATCATCGTCACGCCCTGCGTCTGCGATGCTCTGGGCCAGTGCGTTAACTACGTCCGTCACCAGCAAAGCAGCAGCCGCACGTCCCACGGTTTTAATGGCCTTGCTCCGCTTGGCAGGGTTCTCTTCATAGCGCATATTGTCCCATGCCCGCATGAACACGTTCAGGCTCATGATGGGTTCGCCCATGAACGAGGTCGCCTGCTTGGCAAGGTCGCTCTTGCCGCGCATGATGTTGGAACGCTGCAAAATGCCGTCTACCACCTGCGTCTGGTCGATCATGTTAGTAAACACTTCATTGACCGCGCTGTAAAATTCACCGCTGCCAGCCCGCAGATTAGGTCTCTCCCGCTTCACCTGCCACTCGCAGGCGTTCCAGAGCGCGCCCCAGGTAACGGCATCCGCTTTCCCTGCGGGAGCGCCAGCCTTGTCATTGATCTTGTTGGCGATGCCCTCCTTGCCGTAAAAACGGTCATTCAGGGTATAGGGGGAGGAAATGTCAAAGCTGCCCACGTCCTTCCGCATGGCAATAGGGGAATGCGTCAAAGCCTTTTCCCAGCCGTTTCCCTTCGTAACGCCGCCGGTCAGGCCTCTTGCCATGTCAGCAGGATCCAATACGGCGGATGCCCGGAAAAAGGCGGACGGCTGCTGGATGACCACACGCACGTTCGCACCGACGGCAGCGCCCTTAAAGCTCCCGATGCCTTTTGCGAATTTATCCGTAAGCGGTTCAAAATCCTTGGTCTTGATGCCGTTCTGGATGTCGCCCATTAACTTCTGCCAGTACTGCTGAGATCCCTGTCCGCCCTTATCTTCCAGGAAGCCCTTTACGGTCTGAACGAGATTGCCTTCACTGTCCCGGAACTGGAAGTTGTACAGCCGATTCGCGTCCTCCATGGGACACAGCCACGCTGCGTAGTCGATCATATCGGATGCGTGGTCCGCGAAGGTGTCAAACACCCCTCGGATGCTCAACGGCGTCGCCGCGTTGGGTTTTACAGCCTGCGCCATGCCGATATTCTTAATGGAGCGCACATTCCCGCTATCCTTCTCCTGCGAGCTGTGCAGTGCTTCCTTTGCGGATTTGATGGGCCAGTAGTCCTGCTCCGTGAATTTCTTATAGCCGTAGGCTTTCATGCTGGCCTCGTTGCCGTAGTTGGCAAGAACACCGGTGGTCAGCTTCTGCAAACCGTCCGCAATCCTGATCTGCTCCGGGGTCAAAACCTTCACAATGGACTGAATATCCTCTGCGGAAAGATGGATCACGTCCGTTCCTCTGGGGGTTTTGGTCTTGCCGGGAATCTTGATCTCCGGCTGCACGATGCCGCCTTTCAGCAGGTGGTCCTCCGCCTGCTTGCGTTCACTCAGAAGATACAGCTCCATGGCCTGTGCCGTGGTCAGGTCCAGCTCATGGCCTTCCGTTGTGGTGAAATGGTGGACTTCCTCATTCATGGACGTTACCGCGTTTTCGCGGATGCCGGTTTTCGCGTCGCCCAGAATCTGGTGAACCTTCTCCGCCACATCCCGTGCCATGATCTCCTGATGGTCCTGCGCGTTCCGCAGCATCCGGTAAATGTCCTTTCCGGTCTGCCCGAAGTGGGCAAAGAACGTATAAGGCGTTTCCAGACTGATCGTCACGTTGTTTCCCAGTTTCCGCCGCCGGGTCATGCCGTCCATGCGGAGCGCATCGGCAAACTGCTTGGTGGTCTCGAATTTCTCCGACGCCAGCGTCTTGCCTGCCGTGGTTACGGAATGCTCCACGGATTTCAGCACGTTCCACATGGTTTTCAGCTGCTCTGTGGTCAGGTCCGCAAGGCGGGTGTCACCCATCTTGATGACCTCGCTGAATCCACCGGTCACATCGTCGCCGCCCAGAAGAGACGGGTCCACCACCATATCGCCATCCTGGGCGATCTTCTGATACTGCTCCTTCAAATTCTGGAACGCCACCGTCCGGTTCGTCGGCGTGCCCGGTTCCTTGTAAATACGTTCCTTTGTCACAGGGTCCAGCGTAAAGGACCGTGCATTGGGGCTGCTCTCCTGATTGATGCTTTCCAGCACCTTTGCCACGGCGGAGCGCATATCCTCCGGAATGTGCTGGTTGTCCGTGGGCCGCAGCAGCTTTTGGGACAATGCGCTGGCATGGCGCACGATCTTAGCCCGCAGTTCTCTCCGCTTCTGATTGTCCCGCCGGGTCACGTCCTTCTCCCGGTAACGCTCCTTCAATGCCTGCACCTGCTCCGCACGCCGGGTCCGTTCCTTTGCCAATGCCTGCGCCGTGCTTCTTAGACGCTTTGCGTCCTGTCTGCCCTGGGCCATCTGCCCTGCCAAAAAGGCGTCATTTGCCGCCTGCCTGCCCTGAAATCTGGCTTCCTGCACCTGCTCCGCTGCTCGGTCTGCAAAGGTCTTTTTTGTCTGGGACAGGTCAAAGAACCGGTCCATAATGTCATTGGAAATAGACGCCACGGCCTGTCCCATGTAGCCTTCAAAGGGGTTGTACTCCGTCACCTTGTACAGCCGGTTCGCCACGTCCGCGATCCGCTGCACCTGGTCGGAGATGTTGGTATCCTGTGCCTCGTTGAAAAACTCCGGATACTGGTTGGACAGTTCGGAATAGATCTGGTCAACATTGGTGTGTTCGCCCTTGCTGATTTTCAGCTTGCCGAACAAGCTCTTGCGAAACTCGTTGAAGTCCGTGATCTCGGCGGCATCCGCTTCCGTCAGCGTCAGCTTGGTGTCTTTCAGATACTTCCGCAGACCGGCGTATTCCTTGTATGCCCGATCGTCCACCTCTACGGCGCTTTCTGCGATCCGCTCCGCAATGGCATCAGACCGTCTCCGCGCCTCTGCATAGGTCAGCTCGTCTTTGCCGTCCTTGCCGCTGGCAATGTAGTCATACAGACTTTGCAGATCCCCGGCAATCTCGCTGCCGCTAATCTCCGCGCCGTAGTCCTTTACCAGTGCATCCGCCGCCTTCTGAACGGATTTCCGGTCGGTGGTCACGCCCTGAGACCGTCTGGTCTGGCCCTTCCAGTACTCCACCCGCTCTTTCAGGATCTCGTTCTCCCGTTTCAGCGCCGCAATCTCCTGCGCGTTCTCCGTGCCCTTTAGGGAAAATTTTGCGTCATCCACGCTGTTGACCTTCGCAAGCCGGTCCGCCTCGTCTCCGGCGATATATTCCACCGTGTTGACACCGGCATCCTGCAATGCGGCTTTCAGCTGGTCACTACTGTTGTCCGGGATCACCGCTGCCAATACCTCGTCAAACCCAACAGCACGCTGGGGCTTGGCTTCAAAGTATTCCGTCGGCAGCGCAGCCGCAGCTTTGTACAATTCCTGGATCTGCTTTGCGGTCACGTTGCTGATCTTGTAGCCTTCGTTTGCAAACGTCCGCATAATGGAATCAATGGTGCGTTTGCTCCTTGCAGCCTCCATCAGCACGGTGCCGATGATCTCGCCCTCTTCAAAGGAATTGTCGGTATGGGCTTTGGTTGTCTGCATGATCCTCTGTGTGACGGCGCGGATCTTATCCTCCACTGCGCCCATCTGCGCTTTATAGCTGTCCGTTTCCACGGAACCCAGACGCCCGCTGTCATCCCGGATTTCCTGAATGGTCCGGTAAGAAGGCACCGCGCTTGCCTGCAAGCCTCCGGCAGTCACGCCGGATACCTGTCCGCCACGTTCCTCCTGGGTTTCCTGCATGGCCTTTACAATGTTTTCCAGCGTGTAGCTGTAATGGGTCTGGTTGAAGCTGCGGCGATTGCCAGAAGACGTGTACGGGTCCTTTCCGTTGTTGATGCCAGGTTCACCAAAGACACCGGTGAGCTGCTTTTCGACCCAGCCCTTCACGTCCTCGCCGTCAGTCATTTCGTGCAGCTTGTCCTGTGTGCCCCAGCGGTCGATCTCGCCCTTGGTTGCCCCGCCGTCCTGATAGTAGTCCCATGCGTGACGGGCAAGGCTTTCCAGCGTAAACGGGCTGACGTTTTCCATGCTCTTTTCAATGCGGGCATTTCGCTTCTCGGCAATTTCTTCCTGCGTCCAGCCTCGCTTTTGGGCCATTCTTTGTAAAATCGCCTCGCCCATGTCCCGGTAATAGTCCCGCAGAATATTCCGGAGCCGTTCCGCATCCTCCCCCAATGCGGTCTCCACGGACTGCCCCAGTTCAAAATTGGCGTTGATCTCTGCAAGACGCTGTACGCCGATTTCGTCCAGCACGGTCCGCACGGTATCATTTCCGTACCTGTCCCACACCTTGTCCTGATAAACCGGTTTCAGTTCTTTCCCGTGGGCCTCCAGATACGCGGCTCTCACCGCGTCATCCCTTGCGAGGATCTCCGCCGCTTTGATGGGAGAATCTGTGCTGACTTCCTCAATGCCGTGACTTCTCAGTACGCTGCTGCTGGCAAAAATGCCGTTGGCAACTTTCTTGGAAAGCTCGTTGATCCTGCCCTCCACAGCCAGCGCAGCTTTTGCATTCACCGGGTATTCCACGCCGGGATTAGTGGGTGTATAAGCGTCGCCGCCGTATACTTTGTTCCGGCTGTCCGCCTGTGGGTCAATGGTGGTCTTGTTGAACAACAGGGAAATGGGGCCGTATTTGCTGTGTCCTGCCTTTGCCTTGACCACGGCAATAGACGGCATAGGCAGCCCGCCCAGTTTCAATGCGGCCATAATGCTGGCCTCGTCCTTGTTGTGAACGGCAATCAGCTTGTCCGTTTCCTCAACGGGGGTTTTCAGAGAAAAGCGGGTGCTTTCTTTCGCCTTTTTTTGGTTGTCAGCCTTAAACCGCTCATGCAGTTCATTCAGTTCTTTGACGTAGGCAGAAAAGTCATAAAAGGCTGTGTTAAGAATTTCATTCAGCCCGCCCATATTCCCAGAACTGATGTGCCCATACAACGTCGCGTTCAGTTCGTCATATAGATTGATCCGCTCCGTCTCGCTCAAAGAAGTATTAAGCGGGTCAATTCCTCTGTGTTTCGCTGTGTGTTCCAGCAGAATGCGGGCTTCAAGTGTAGACATATCCAGCATATCCGGGGTTTTGGACACAAAGTCAAGGTAAGGCGTATAACCCACCTGCTTCATAACGTGTGTAATTTCGTGGGTGGCGTACATCCCCCGATTCTGCTCAGGCATGGTCTCCCGGAAATAGATTTGTCCACCGGCAGAAAATGCCGGGGCATTGCCCTTATTCTTGGCCCACGCCGCGTCATCCACAACAAAACTCGGCACACCGTAGTCTGCCGCTGTTTGCTGTTCTGTATAGGCCACGCTGCCCTGAGACGGTCTCACAATGTGGCCCTCAGCCCAGGAGCGCACAGGCTTCTGCCCGAAAGAGGCGTTTAATCCTCCCCGCCCTCGCCAAAGTACAGCGTCTCCTCGAAGAATTTCCCCAGCAGATTCTTGTACCGCTCGGTTTCCTTCTCGGTTTTGTTCGGCTTCTTGCGCAAAACTTCCATCTCCTTGCGCTCTTTCTCGTCCATCGTCCACGCCCTCCTTCACAGCATATCTTGTTTCGCTGATTGTACCATTTGTCTGCCGGTTCTGCAAGCTTTCCGCCTGCTTGCTGGCCGCTTCAAATGCCGCCTGCAGCTTGCCCTCCACCGTCTGGGCCTGCCGCTTGGCTCTGCCGGTCAGCTTGCCCACGATCTCATGAATGGCGTCACGCAGCTTTTGCAGCAGCGTCCGGTCGGTGCTGTGCTTCCGGATGAAATCGTCCAGCACGTCGCTGTTGGCGATCATCTCACCGGCATAGTTGGCGGTAGCCTCGTCCAATGCCTGTTCGTAGCTGGTTTCAACGCCCGCCCGGTTGTACTGGTCAAGCAGGATGTTCGCCGCTTCCTGCACGTCTGGAATACTGGCCACGGCATCCCGGAACGCCCGGTACTGCTCCGGGGCCAGCTCCTGTACACGGTGGGTCCACTCGTGGCCTACCACCTGCAAAGCAGGGTCCACCGCGTCCTTTGCGATCAGAACGTCGCTGCCGGTAATCTGACCGTTTGCGCTTCCGCCCAGCACCTGATCCACCATCCGCGTCCGCACGCCCAATGCTTTTGACACGGTGTTCACCTCGTCGGCAACAGCGCTGTCCATTTCACGGGAAACATAATCGTCGAACACAAGGCCGCTGTCCGTTCCGGCGGTCTTGGCAAACTGCGCCGCCCGCTTCTCTCTTGCAAGAGACGCCGCCGCGTCATTCTGCCCTGCCGCATACGCCGCAAAGGATACCGCGCTGGTACTGTTGGGGTTCTTCTGGTTGGTCATGCCTGCGTGATACGCCCGCAGAAATTCCCCGGCGTAGTCCCCACGGTCCGTCCCCTGATACGCCGTCTGAAACGCCTTCCTGCCACTGTCCCCCAGCTTGTCTGCAATACCGGTAAAGGTTTTCTGCACGGCGGCTTCTCGCTGCCGCAAGGCCTGTTCCTCCATGGAAACGGGATTGCTCACAGTCTGCCGCTGAACGGCTTCTTGAATGGCCCTCTGCGCACCCTCCTGCTGGGTCTGTGCGTTCGTTTGTGCGGGGGTGGTACGTGTACCCTCCTGAACGTCTGCGCGCTCCTGTGCGCCCTGCTGTGCGGTTCCCAGATCATAGCGGTATGTATTGGGGCTGACAAGCCCGCCCATTGCACCGGACGTGGCTCCAACCAGAAAGTCATACAGGGAGTTGGAAAGGGTTTCCTGTGCCGTAGCCACATCGCCGCCGTAAATGCGGGGCAGCTGCCATTCCATCCAATCACCGATGAACTCTTCCAAGCCCTCGCCAACCGCTCCGGCTCCGAAAGTCAGCGCCGATCCCAGCGCCTTTTTACCGGCTTCTGTTTTGGCAAATTTGTCTACTGCACTGCGGATGCCGCGTTTTACCACATCATCCAGCGCACCGCCGCCGTATGCCTTTGCGAAGGGCATTGCGATGTTGAACATCTTTTCGGTGAAAACCTCTTTCGCGGCAGATGCCGTACCGTACAAAAGCTGCCCCTTGTAATCCGCGCCGTCCTGACGTGCCTGCTGGGTAGCCCCGCCGAAGGCGCGCACCGCAAACGGAGCCATGCCCAGCGCGCCGCCCGTCAGAATGCTGGGGATCGCGTCAAGACCGGTCTGTGTCATGGATGCGCCTGCGTCTACAAGCATGTTGCCAAGGAACCCTGCGCCTTCTTTTGCCCGCTCCAAATCAGCCTGCGCGCTTCCGGCAAGCTCGTCCGCCTTCCGGTATGCCTGATCGGCCACTGCCTTGTCGGACTGCTCCACCGCTTTGGTGTAGCTCTCATGGGCTGCGATCCGGCGTTTTGCGGCAGAAAGGTATTTCTGCACCTGCTGTACGTCCACCGCCGTCATGGGCTTGCCGTCGGCCCACTTTACGTCCCGTAGCATCTTTTCATACTGCTTCACCGCGTCATAATCGCTTTGCAGAGCCGCTCCGGCGTTCTGATTGGCGATTCTGGTATTCAGGTAGCCAGCGCCCTCAGCCAGTACGCCACCTACGTTGGTATACGCCGCCGCAGACGATTTCGCACCGCCCTTAATAGTGTTCGTTACGCGGTCCGCAAAGGAAGGCGTATTGCCGGTATCACGCGGCTCCCGCTTTTGAATGTCCTGCAGCAGGCGGCTGTTTGCCGTGTTCTTCCGACCAACATTGTCCATAGGCAGGCCGCTCTGCTTCTTTGCAGGAGCCGTCGCAGGTGTAGTTTTCTTCTGTGGAGAGGCCCCCGCAGCGGGGGCGCTCTCCGGTTTATTAAAGTGGCTCCGATTCAGCTTCTGTACAGTTTTCACCGCGCCGGACGTGTCTTTCTTGTTCGTGCCTGTTGCCGTTTTGCGATTGCCTGTTCCGAAATAAGACCGATCCAGTTTTTGTGCCATATCACGCCTCCTACGCTCCCAGCATACGGTTCAATTCTTCCTGCTGCTTGGTGCTTAAACTGTCAAAATACTGATTATACAGTTGGAACGCTCTGTCTCCGCTGCCTTGTGCAACCAGCGTTTGAATCGAACGCTTCAAATCGCCAAAATTGGGGACATTGCCTGAACCGGCAGCGCTGGGCTGTTCATATCCATAGGCGCTTTCCAGATATTCATCGCTATATCCCGCATTGTGGAACGCATCCAGAACATCCTGCGTGAAAATGCCCTGTTTGGCGTTGTCCTTTGCAACGCTCAACTTCATGCCGCTATCCTCGCGTTTCTTTCCTCCGCTGCTCCCACTGCGTCCGCTCTTCGCCTTTGCCGTCTGCGCGATCTGATACGCCTGCCGCATGCTTTCGATCTGGCTGTCGGTGTAGCCAAGCGCCTTGTAGCCGGAGAAATCGCCGTAGGACGCCATCATATCCGCCTGCTGCGCCGCCTTGTTCCACTCGTCCTGAGACATGTTGTAGTCCCATTCCTTCTGCTTCCACTGGTTGGCAAGCGCGTCCTGCGCCTGCTGATAGGCAAAATTCCGGTCCGTGTTCCACTGGTTCAGCTTGTCTCCGTACTCACCGTATTCCCGGTCATAGGCGTCGCTCAGCATACCAAGGCTGCTCAGCTTGTCGCTGCGGTCCTGCTGATACATTTCTCTGGCAGCCTGCTCCAGCTTGCTCATCCAATCGTTGTATTCCTGATTGGCGACGCTGGCCGCATAGGAGGATGCCAGACCGCCGGTGCGGGAGGATACCTGTCCCAGCAGATCGTTCATGCCCATCTCGCCGTTGGCCGCGTACTGGTCGCGCAGGGCGGAATACTGGTCGCCCTTCTTCCAGTCCGCCAGATTGCTGTTGAGGATCTGATCGATCAGCGCCCGCATTTCGGAATCGTAGGTATAGTCAAAGCTCGGCCTCCCGGCGTCGCTGGTGTTGAACCCGTTGTTGACCAGCCCCTGCAGAATGTCCACGTTTCCCACTGTGGGATAGGGGATCTGCTGTCCCGGCGTATAGTCCTTCATAAAGTCCTCGTAGGACTTCACCTGCCCTGCCGCCTGCGCGAGAGGGGATGTGTCCGTGCCCATCAGATACCGGTAGTAGGCCAGCTCCGCGCTTTCCGGGCTGACGTCCAGCCCCAGCCGCCGCCGCAGATCATTCACGGAGGAAAGAGCGCCGCTGTCCGTCACATAGCCGTTCTTGTCGATGGTATAGCCATATCCGGCGCGAATGGCATTTGCCGCCTGGTTTGCCTGATCGCCTGTGATCTTCCCCGCCTGCATCTGCGCCCGGATATCCGCAATTTTCTTTCGGTCAGCAGCCGTCAGCATTTCGTTATCCGTCCATGCGCCGTTTTGGTTATAGCTGCCGTTCCCAGCATTGATATCCTGATGAGGCGTATAATCTGCCACACCCTTTACGGCATTTTTGGCGTATCCGTTCTCATCGTAAAACACGGTATATCCGTTGGACACCGCATACCCGCCTGCCAGATCCGGCCTGCGGCTCATGTCCGCACCACCAGTCATTTTCTTCCAGTACCCGGACATATCCGTGGGCTGCAAATTGGCTGCCCCGTAAATACCCGGCGTGGTATAGCCGCCGGTGCCGTAGCCGGGGCCTTTTACATAAGGCGTCCCACCGGTTGCCGTCTGAGAGCTGCCGCCGGAAGATCCGCTGTTGCCCCGGTTGCCGGACCCGCCGTTGCCCATAATATCGTTCTTGCCCTGATACGGGTCCTTGCCCCCGTATGTAGCGTCGATTTTGTTCTGCCGCTCTTGGCGCAGCTTGTCAATCGATTCCTGACTGTCACCTCGCTGCTGTGCCTTTACGATCTCAAGCGAGTAGTCTTTGTTTTTGTCCCAATACCCTGCCATCAGGTGGTCCCTCCTTTTGCTTCCAGCGCTGTGACGCGCTGATCAATATTCTGCACGGTGGCTTGCAGCGCTGTGACCCGCTGGTCTGTGCTCTGCACGGTGGTTTTAAGCGCAGCGACGTCCGATTGCAGAGTGCCCACGGAGGATTGCAGCGCCGTCACGTTCTGGCTCAATGTCTGTATGCTGTTATTCAGCCCGGAAACCGTTGTCTCCAAGGTGGTGATCTGCCCCTGCATCGCCGTGACGCTGGACTGCATGGCCTGTACGTTGTTCTGCAGCGCCGCCACGATCAGCACCATTTCCGCCGTACTGGTTCCCGCCGAGGACAGGGTGCGGGTAAGATTGGAATTGTTGAACTCCAGCCGCTCCCGCATATAGGAGATATAGTTTTCCAGCGTCCGCAGGCTCCCTGCAGCGTCCTGCGGGTCCAGATGGTTCAATTCCTTGTCGAAAATCGCCATGCTACACCTCCGAACCCACCCGGAACCGCCGGATCATGCCAAGGATCGCGCACGCGCCCTGCCCAGACAACCGTACCTCGTATTTGTCACACCGTCTTGGCCGTACCGGAAGAAGCTGCGGGCCTTTCCCGTGAAGGCTTCCGATCTTCTCCCATTTCCCGTTGTCGCACCGTACCTCCGCCTGCATCCACGCCTTTTCTCCCAGCTCAAACCGGAGATACAGGGAGGAATATACCTTCTTCCCCTCCATGGTCTCGTAGAAGGGCGTAAACGTGGCGCTCCAGTCAATGATTTCACTGCCCGTGTCCGCATCCAGTGACCACAGGGACCCGTCGGAGGACAGCATATAGAGGAAACTGTTGTACCGGCAGAAATCCAGTGCCTCCGTGTCATCCTCTTCCAGCCATACCCCCTGCTGGGTGTCATACACCAGAAGGTGCCACACGCCGCCGCTTTTGGCGGACATGTAGTAGTTCTTACCGTCCGTCCCGCTGACGGCATCCGTAAACCGCTTGGCTCCGAACATCTGGGATACCAGAGACGGCGTACCGCCGGAATAGGCGTACACGCCGTCCGGCCCCTTGTAAAAAAGAACGTCATTGATGACCTGCATGCTCTTGAAGCTCCCCTCCTGCACCCCGGTAATGTCCGAGGTGTAGAGGGCGTATTCCGCAGGGTAGCTGCCCAGAATCTTGTGCAGCAGGTTTTCCTTCCAGAAAAGCACGGAGGAACTCAGCTTGCAGCACCCGGTAAAATTCCCAGCAGAGCCAACCGCCAGTGCATAGGAATCCGTGGAGATCCCCTGATACACGAAAAAGTTTTTCGGATCGCCCAAAGAGGACGCGTAAATGGTCTTGTTGGCGTTGCTCACGCCCCAAAGCCGGTTCTCACTTTCGCAGATGAAATCCAGATCCGGGATCTTCCGCTCGATTTTCATGGTGCCTGCTTCCGTGCAAGCCGCCAGCGCGTTTGCGGAGAATGTCAGCTTGTCTCCATCCACGGCTTTGATGACGATATCCTTGTTGTTTTCCTTTTTTGTGGTGCAGCCGGAGATTGTGATTCCGTCCCCGGCAGAGAATTTGGAGGAAAGCCCTGCCCCCGTCATGGTGATGCTGTCGGTGGTTACAACGGCATTGGCCTTTTCTGCACTGGCTCCCAGCTCGTGCAGCGCGGACGTGTTCAGGTCCAGATATTTCTTGTCCGGCCAGATCACCAGCTTTGTGTTGACCACGGCAAACTGCTTTTCCCCTGCCGTCACTGTCCCAACCACATTGCCGTCATAGATCAGGCTCGTACCGTCCACCACCACCAGCTTATTCCATGCAGTAACGGCGGTAGGGGACACATAGTCCCCCACCGGCAGCCGCCGCAGCCGTGTAGACAGATAGGGATACCTGCGGGTAGAGAGGTTCCGGCAGGCAGAAAAATTCCCATCCGTAAAGTTGTCGGAGAAATTGATCCCCAAAAACTCTACGATCTGCTGTTTCGTTTTCTGCTCTGCGTATTTCAGACTTGGAAGATACATAGCCCCTCCTTACATGGTCTTGAACCAATTCCCGTCCGTTGCCGGTCGGTTCGTCCGCCGGTAATAGCTCCGGTATTCCTGCATGGCGCTGTTGAACACGGCCATGTCATTGGCGTACAGGTCTGTTTCCCGATTGTACAAATCGATCATAGCGATTACATACAGGTGATACAGGCGGTCATACGGATGGGGCACCAGCAGCTCCGTTCCGGCGTCCTCCGGCCACGAATAGGCTACCGGGTCCGTTTTCAGCAGCTCCACACTCAGCTGCCCGTCCAATTCAGAAAGCCAGCCGGTGATCTGCTCATCCGTGTAGAGGTCAGGCCGTACCGCCTGCGTCTGGGCGATGACCTCTGAAATGGTTTTGTTCATAGTGTCTCCTTATCCGTTCCAGTCAGATTTGACCTCTCTCACATCAATGTGCGTGAAGCCTTTCTGACTGTATACGCCCACACCGCCCCAGTCTGGCATCAGTTGTCGCGCGTAGGCCGCTACCGCTGCCGGTTTCTGCCCCCGCACGGTAATGTCCGCCGCCGTGCCGTAGCAGTGCTGGCTGTGGGCCACGCCGCCGACCTTGGTATTGTACTGCGGCGTCCGATACCCACTGTTGATGGTCACAGCCGCGCCGAAGTGACTGCGGATGCTCTGTAAAACCATCACCAGCCGGGGCGCCACCAGTACGGCATCGGAGCCGTCCTTGCAGGCAAATTCTTTCACTTTAAAATGGGTGGACAGCTTCTTGCCGCCGTCCTTCGCCTTGGAATAGGCGTTGATCTCTACCATAGGTTTCTCTCCTTCCGGCTCACACGCATCCCCGCTTTTCTTTTTCCACACCAGGAAGAACGGAATCACCCGCCCGTCCCCGGTAAAGCCCTTGCCCTCGCTGTCCATGAAGCAGGTAGACCCGCCGCCGTCCATCATAATGGCGTTGTCCCAGCCGGACGCAGTCAGCAGGTCACGGAGCTGTTCCGGTGTCCGCCGGTCCTTGCTCACATAGTAAGCGAACCGCCCGTTCTTGGTGCCGATGGCCGTCCGAGGGGCGCGGTAGCGCATATCCGCTCCGCAGTGGATGGGGCTGATCTTCTTCCCGCCGATGATGAGGTGAACGCACTCCATGTAATTCCGGTCCCCATTGGGCACGGTTTTCACGCCGAAGTCCGCCGGGGTGTCCCAGCTGATGGCCCACGCCCGGTAATTGGGGGCCTTGTAGACTTTGCCGTCTGCCTTCAAATGGCAGGCCGGTGTCTGATTCCGCAGGAAAATGGAGCCATTGCAGATAGCGTCCCCGCCCGCCTCCGCCAGCATCTTTTTCAGGTTGGACGTGGTGGAGCGGAGACGCTTTTGGTTGAAATAGATCTTGATGAATTGGAGATCGGAGAGCGGGACGGTGCCCGCTCTCGTGCTCATGTGTGAGCCTCCGAATTCTGTTTCCCCTGATCGCTGGCCTGACGAATGGCATCCAGCATATTTTTAATAAAGGCGGGGTAGGGAACCCCCATCACTGCCGTATTCTCCAAAATCGACAGCCCCTCGTTTGCGATGAAAAACATACACACTGCGTCCCGCACAAAATCGCTGGATGTGGCCTGATCCAGTAATGCCCCCATCCATACCAGCGCCAGCATGACGCACTTTTTCGCCAGCCCCTTGAACCCGGCGTCGGAACTCAGCGCCCCGGTGCCGCTCTTGCTGGACTTATGCCAGATGGCTGCTACCATCCAGCCGGTGGCGTAGTCCAGCACCATGAAACAGATCAGCACTTTCAGCGCCATATCCCAGCCCCCCAGAGCCTGGGCGATGGCGGAGCCAGCCGCAGCCAGCACCGCCAACACCGTGTTTTTGATGTGTAAAGCGTTCATTGTGTACCTCCTTTCGGTGGTCACACCCGCACGGCCTTCTCAGGACGACCATCCTCGTCGAAGGTAATACGGTAATGGCCTTCCGGCGTCCAGACCTCCTCCTCGGTGTTGGCCTTAGCAGGGTCACGCCGCATGTAATCGTGGAGGTGCTTCACGTCCTCCGGCTCGGTCTCTGCGGGGATAAAGCCCTCGGCCATCTCAGCCTCGGTCCAGTTGGCCACGCCGCCGTCAGGATTCAGGTGGAAGTTGGCCCCCGCCTCCTTCAGCTCCTTGTTGATGGCCTCGATGGTCTTGCCGCTCTTGCAGCCCTCGTTGATGATCTCAGCAAACTTCTTTTCCATAATGTATACCCCTTTCATTTTTTCGGTTGAATCTTCAACCGATTTTAATTTGTTGTTGCCCCACATTCCGACGCGTTTCGACCCGGCCTCTGTGGTATCATCCCCTCAAAGGAGGTGGTCAACATGACCGATGCACAGCGCCAAGCCTATGAAGAACTCTACTACATGACCGTAGAACTTCTGGACGAGCTGGACGAACTCAAGCGTAAAGTCGTCGCCCAGCAGAACGCGTCGGAAGCCCTGTGGGGCCTGCCGGAGGATTGACCTCCGGCTTTTTTAAAAGCAGAAGGCAAAAGATATGCAATACACATCATTCGCACTGATGTAGTCGGCGAGGCCGCTGTTGCGGATTGCGCAGAAACTCGTGTAGTTGCCAATGCGTGGAGAGCGCTGCCACCAGTAGTTCGCGCTACCGTTGTAATTCTTCACCTTGCTGTTGCCTGCCTTATAGTAGTCATACTGCGTGCCCTCGCCGCTCTTGGAATAGGTGACGCTGCCGAAAATCTCGATCTCGCTCAGCAGGAATAGCTTGTCCGCCGTGGTGCTGATGGTGGTGCTCCGGGAACCCTCCGAGGTTAGCTTATTCACCTCTTGGATGCCGTTCTGTACCTCCGTTGGCATCAGGGCAAGGATGGCGGGCAGGTGTGTGCTTCGCATGTCACAGCTCGTCCAGCCGCCGCTGTTGGTGTTGCCACCGTTCATCATCTTTCTGTCCGCGTAGCAGTCATGCAGCTGGAAGGTCAGGGGAGCTTTCCCGGAACCGTCGGCATAGTCATCGTGCCCCTTTCCGATAATGTCGATAGCATACGCCGTCCCATTGATCGTCATGGGCTTCTGGTTGCCCACCGCCCAAGTAGCGGGGACTTTGTTTTTGTGGCAAGCATCAATGATCTGCGCCCACGTATTATCCGCAAAGTTCGCCTTGTACGTCACCGGCGCCGTATGCACCTCGCCCTTCCGCAAAAATAAACAGTGTCCCATTAGGCAATCACCATCCCGTTTTTATTGACCGAGAGTGTAGAGGGAAGAATCAAAGCGGGGCGGATGCCGTTCGAGTAGGATGCGTTGCCGTAGCCGCAGTCGCCAACGGAGTAGACGTACCACACGCTGCTGGTGCTGAAGGTGCACGGGGAGCGGAGCCACCAGTAGGCGGCCGAGCCGCTCAGGTACGCAACTCGCTTCGAGTCAGCACCATTGGTGACGCACGAAGCAAAATAGCTCAGTGCTGCGCCTTCGCCAGAGTCGATATAGGTGTGCTCGTAGTGAACCTCAGGTGCGCTCAGCAAGAAGATCTTGCAGGGCAAACCGTTTGCTCCCTGCTGCGTCGTACCACCAGAACCGCCGTTCTTGCGATACGGGAGCTTTACCTGCTTGATTGCGCCCTGAATGTTGCTCTCAAACAGGTTCAGGAACGTGTTGTTCAGGTAGGTGTGGATGTCGCTGCTTTCGTACTTGTTGATATTTCCGCTCTGCCAGACACGGTTCTCGTAGATGTTCTTCATCAACAGCCAAGTGCCGTTGCAGGAGCTGTCATACTGGATGGCATTAGTCGATAAAGGGGTACCCTGATTAACGATCAGAAAATCAGTTACGGTGCCATTCACGCTTAGTCTGACTGTGGAGCCAACTGCAAGTTCCGAAATAGGCGCTCCTACGGTTGGCTCGGTCATGCCCTTACTCGCCCCGCTCAAAATCACACGTCCCATCAGCTCACCTCCGCAACAATGGGGATCGCAACCGTGTTGGCGTCCCCGAAGATGGTAAACTTGATGCCGCCGTCATAGGTCTCTGCGTAGCCGTTGGTGATGTACGTCAGGTACTGGTTTTCCGCCTCCACAAAGGCCGCGTAATCGTCGCTTGTCCCGTTGCCGGTGTAAACATGATCCACCGTGGCCGTGTGGCTTGCCAGCACCCCCGGAATCGCCACGCTCTGGGTCTTGACCCCGGTGTTGCTGTCCTCCGTCCATGTGGTGCCGATGGTAGCGGTGTAGGTCTTGACGGAACTGATTTCCGGCAGCTGGCTTGCAGGCACCTTGCCGTCCGTGTCCAGAGACGCCGCGCCAATGGCCGCAGGGGTAATGGGATCTGCCCCGTCCTTCCCGTGCTGGCTGGCGTGTTTCCCCGCCGCCTTGCCGTCCCACGCGGTTTTCTGCGCGGCGGTCACGTGGACCGTGGTGTTCCCGGCGTGTGCCGTCAGATTGCTCTGTACCGCTGCCGCAGCCCCCGCTGCTTCCTTGCCAGCTAAAGCATTTCGGATGTCCTGATGTGCGGCAGTGTCCTTGTTGTGGGCAGTCACCGCTGCCGCTGCAGTCCCGGATGCTTCCTTCCCATTCAGCGCTTTTCGGATGTCCGCGTGGGCCTCAGCGCTCTGGTTATGTGCCGTTACATAGCCCTGCGCCTCCACCTTGGTTGCAAAGTCACCGCCGACAACTGCCTGTGCCTGCTCTGCCCAGTATTTGGCGTTGTTGGTGTCCTCGCCGGGGCGGGTGTTGGTACCGCCTACCGCCCAGCTTTGGGCGGTCTTGTTGATACCGTCCACACTGGCCGCGCTCTGCGCCGCTGCCGTTGCTGCCGCGCTGGCTTGAGACGCGAAGCCGGATGCTGCTTCCGCCGCCTGATCAGCAAAACTTGCCGCGTTGGACGCCGTGCTGGCTGCGCTTTGCGCTGCCTGAGCGCTGGAGGAAGCGTTGATTTCACTGGATTCAGCAAGGCCTTGCGCGGATTTTGCCGCCAACGCGTTGGATTCAGCCGCATTAGCCTGCGCTGTGGCCTTGTCCTCGCTGGACTTTGCCGCCTTCTGGGACGCTGCCGCTTTTGCGGCACTCGCATCCGCCGCGCTGGCCTGTGCGGTTGCCGTCGCGGCACTCTCCGCCGCCGCCGTTTTAGAGGCTTCCGCAGAGGACGCAGAGCTGGCCGCTGCCGTTTCACTGGCCTTTGCGTTGGTCTCGCTTACTTTTGCATTGTCCGCTGCTGCTTCTGCCGCCGCTTTTGCGGTGATAAACAGATTTTCAAGCCCGGCAATCTCCGCCTGCAGCTGGTCCTTGTCGCTGGGTGTGATGGTCCCGGCGTTCCCGGCACTGTCCGGCAGCTCGGAATCCAATACCCGGAAATGCCCCGCCGCCGTGGTGATGGCCTTGGTGGTGGTATCGCCGCTTGTCAGTACGCCCTTGATGGTCACAGTGGCTTCTCCGGCATACTTCAATGCCTCGGAGGGCACGTCCACTTCATAGGCTCCATCCACCAGCGTGTCCAGCCCCAGCACCAGCGCAACGGAAGTATTCCCCAGCGCATCGGTAAAATACGCAGTCTTGGCGGTGCCCTCCCATGCAGGGCCGAATGTCATCCGCAGGGTCACGGCATTGTGGGAGCCGGTGGCTCCGAACGCTTCCCCGGTATATTTGATATACATGTCCTCAACGGACAGTGAAATAATGCGATTCATACGCCCTCCATAGAAAATGCGGGCAAACGGCAGGAAACCGTCTGCCCGCATCGGGTTACATATCGGCCAAAGCCTTGGCGCTGTTCTTCTGTGCCGCCATCTGTGCCTTGTAGGCTTCCATTTCCTGTTTCTCTGCGTTCTGCAGCACCAGCAGGAACTTCCTCTTGATCTGCACAGTCTCACCACGCATAATGCGGATGATCTCACCGTTGACGCCCACGATAATATCGCGGGAATCCGTGCGGCCCATGAGAGGTGCGGTATACTCTACCAGCTCCTCATTGGGGTCCGTTACCTTCTTAGCTTCGCTCATTTTGTCCTCCTATCAGGCGCTGACGGTCGTTTCGATACGGACCATGTACTGCTGGACCAGAATCTCCGCCGTCTTGGTGGCCTTCCAGCCGACGGTGGCGCGCTGATCCAGGGGATCGCCGGAACCGGCGCTGCCCAGCTGCTTGACGATGTGCTGCAGACCGCCGCCGGAGATATCGGTGATGCCGTAGGCGTCATCCGCAAGGATCAGGGTGGAGTACACGTCCCGCTTGTTGGCAACCTCCGTGCCGGTGGCCTTGTTCTTGGCAGCGTCCTTCCACACCTTGGCGCGGCTGGACTGCACAAACCGCACACCGTACAGCTCGCCGATCTCGTTCTTGTAGATGTTGGCGGTGTCCACATACTCGTGGGGGTTCTTCCACTCAGGGTCCTTCATCAGGTCATACTTGGCGTTGGGATGGATGATGCCCACATAGTAGCCGTTGATCTTGGGAGCGTCCTGCGCCTCCAGAGTGCGCACGGCCTTCTTGATGGCATCCACGGTCAGATAGTTGTTCTCGCTCTCGGTGGCGCTGCCGCCCACCAGATTGGCGCGGGCAGTCACGGAGCCGTCGGCGTACTGGACAATGGTACCAGCGTTCAGAATGTCGCGGGTGATGGTGTCCAGAGTGCGTCCGGCCTGAGAGGCGATCAGCTTGGTGGCCTGCACCACGTTGTTGTCGATAGCTGCCAGAATCAGCATATCGGACAGGGTAACGTAGCCGCCGTACTGCTTCACGGTGGCCTCCAGCTTCTTCACGTTCAGGCTCTGGCCGTCAGGGGTCACGCCTTCGGTAAGGGCGGTGGTCATCTCAGGCAGGGGATCATACTGGCGGAACTCAATGGTCTTGCCGCCGTTCTTGGGGATGGGGTGCTTCTGGCCGAACTGGTCATGCACAAGCTCCGGCTCTGCCAGGTCGATCAGATAGTCGGAGTAATAGGTCTTCATCTCCGCAGACAGGTCCTTGCCCTCGCCCGTCTGGGTAGTGGTGTTGGTCTTCATGTCCGCGAAGATCTGCACGAACATAGGGAACATAAACAGAGTGTTCATAGAGTAGCCTCCTTGTTGTTGTCAGTTAAAAGTGATGGTTTCCCCCATCGCAGCCCGTCTGGCGATCTCCGCCCGGTCTGCCGGGGTCAGTTTGGAAACATCATCCTTCACAACAACGGCGCTCTTGGGCGCGGCTCCGTTTTCCTGCGGTCTGGCCCCTCTGGCGCGAATATTGTCCGTTACGGTCTTCTCCGCCTGTGCCGTGGCCTTGCTGAGGAAGTCATCCATGTGCAGGACCTTGTATGCCTGCTCCACGCTGACGCCTCTTTGCAGCAAGGCAAGGAAATCGGGATTGGTGTTGATCTCGGTGGGCAGGTCGAAGTCTGCCAGCAGGGGGTCCTGCTTCATGGCCTCCGCCTGATCCATCCACGAGTGCAGCTGCTGTTCGCTGCGCTGACGGGCGTAATAATCCTCCTGCGCTGCTCTCAGCCGTGCGTTCTCCTGTTGCATCTGCTGATACTGCCGGTATTGCTCCACGCTCATACCGGCTTCCTCCGCAGCCTGCTCCCAGAGAGAATTGTCCCGATCCACCGCCGACCGCAGGGCTTCAATGTCGCCGGGTGCCGTACCGTAGCGAAGAGACAGGGCGTCCAGAATGGGCTGCTGTGCGTTCAGCGCTTTGCCCTGATCCGCCACGATGCGGCCCTGATCCTTCACCTTTTTCAGCCGTTCGCCTACGATCCGCTGTACCTCGGCGTCGAAGTCCGCCTTATAGTCACCGTTGATCAAATCCTTGAAGGATGCGCGTTGGTCTTGCTCCCCGGCGTCAGGAGCCGCAGTCTGCTTTCCGTAGACTACCTCGCCCGTTTTGGCCTGCTGGGCGACGTCAGGCCCGCCATTGGTCCCGCCCGTCTCGGCTCCGACCTCTCCTGCTCCGTCGGACGCCCCGGAAGCGCCGCCGTCAAACAGGAAAAGAGACATTGCCTTGACAAAAATATTCTTCATGTGTCTGCTCCTTTATCAGATTGCCGCGTCTGCGGCTTGGAACACAAATCAAGTCCCCTCGTATCCACGCGGAGGTTTGCAGGATAGCCTTGTGCAAGGCTTATTAGCCCCAGTACAGCCGCCCGCCACGGTTCCCAGCACGGCCCACGGGCTTCCAGTACGAACCGCCCCGGCTCCATGTGATCCCGCGTAATAGTTACGCCCTCGGCGTTTTTGCACCAGAGATACAGCGTCTGACAGATGGCAGAGATGGCCGCACACACCACGTCTTTCCCGCTTTCTGCGTACCCGGCGTGCCCCCGACATTCCAGCCGGACGGTATCTCCGTTCTGTTCTGCGTACACACGGGTCATGCCCTGCTCCTCTCAGCCAGCCGTTCGCCGTAACTCTTCTTGTTGGCGCTGATGGCATCCTGACGGGCCTGTGCAATGGTCGGACCGCCGCCGCCCTGTTTGGTCTGGCTTTGGTATCCCGGCTGCTCCACGCTCATGCCTGCCGCCGCCTGGAACATGGCCAGCTGCTGTTGGAGCTGCTGCACCACATTCAACAGCGTCTGCCCCTGCTGCACCTGCTGCAGGATCTGTTCCTTGCCTTCAAAGTCCATCATGGACAGGGCAATGATGCTCTGCTGAGCGTTCTCCGGATTGAAGAATCCAAGTCCGTACAGCTCCTTTGCCCGCTCATACTGGGCTTCAATGGTGAAGGGGCTGCGCTTCTGGGGTCTGATCTTCAAGTCGAACACGGGACGTCGGAACATCTGCGCCACATTCCCCGGCATCGCCACCGGCTGGTCCTGCATCCCGGCGTTGTTGAAGTCCACAAACTCCATCTGCCCGCCCTCGCCTAAAATGCGGAAGGTGCGGGTCTCCGTATAAAACTGCCGGATCAGCTCGATCACCAGAGAACACACCTTCCGGTATGCCCGGTAGCTGCCCTGGATCATGTCACGGCTCACCTTGTTGCCGGATTCCTGCAGGGCTGCAATGGCCGCTGCCGCCGTCACGCCGGAGGTTCCGCCGCTGTTCATGTCCCGGTTGGCGCTGGTCTCCTTCATCTCGTCGATCTTCATCTGATAGACGTCGATGTAGTTCCCTTCCAGAGAGGGCGGCACGATGGGCTGTAAATGATCGCTGTCCAGCCTCGGCAGCGCGCTGTGCACGATGGCGCAGTTTGCGTCTTTCAGCTCATCCTCATTGATGCCTGCCTGCTCGGATGCCAGATACCGGGTCTTGGTTCCCAGCAGACTGCGCTCCAGAATGTTCTGGCCCAGCTTGTCGATGTAAAGCTGTGGGTTCTTGCAGATGGCGATCATGCCGAAGCCATACGGCGTCCCCGCTTCCGGGAACATGGTGTCGAATACCACCGGATACAGACCGTGGTCATAATAGCCGCGCTCGGAATAGTTGGCATCATTCTCACTGGCATACAGGATGCAGTCCCCAGAGAACTTGCAGTAATGCAGCAGCGTCTTCCCGGTCAGGTCCTTTTTCTTGTAATACCAGTCCCACACCAGACACTTCCCCGTCCAGTCCACGTTGGGATCGTAAGAGTAGGCGTAGTCATCAGGCGTGGCCGTCTCCAGCTTGCCCTTATACTGCGGAAACCGCGCTTCCAGATCCGCCGTCTCCGCCACGCCTGCAATAAACAGGTTCCGGCTCTGCTGAATGTCCTTGACACCCGGTTCCCAGTAAACGTCCAGCAGGTCAAGATCGTGAATATCAATGTCGCCCAGCCCATTTTCTTTCTCCGGGTCCCACCCAACGAAATACGCGCCGGTGCCGTGCTTCAGCTTGCCCCACCAGGCATCTGCATACACTTCCTCAAACTCCGCCACCTCCATGACGCAGGGGAGAATGGAGGACAGCTTCTTTGCTTCCTGCTGGTCTCCCGCCTCTCTCGGAAGCACGTTCGGCTCCGGATAGTTGTCCATAGCGTCGGCGTGTTTGTTGGTGATAGCGTTGAACAGCCATGCGGAGGACGGCTCCGGCACATCCGGGTTGAACTTCTTCCGCACCGCTTCCCAGTGCCGCACCCGATACCACAGCTCATCCTCTTTCAAGCGGTTTTCCAGCAGGCTCTTGCCGTCCTTGTACTTCCGCACCGTCTCCGCCGCCTTGCGGATGTCATCCACCTTGATTGCATCCCCGGTGGCCATCTGCCCTGCGGGCTGCGGCTGTAGCTGAGGCATGAGACTTCCCAGCCCCATGCCCATTGCCTTATTGAATAAGTCCTGTCTGTCCATACGTCCTCCATCAGTATTTCCGGAACCATGCGTAATCCCGGTCCTCCGGCTCGTCCGCGTCCAGAGGGCTGTACGGCTTCACCGCCGCCGGGATGCGGATAGTCTGCGCCACAGGGTATTCCATGCACATATACCGGCACTCGTCATAAATATGGTCCTCACCGTCGGTGTCCACGTCCTCAACGTCCGTCTCGCTGTATACCAGATTCGGCACCGTCCGGATAAAATGCTTACAGGTATCAAACACATACAGCATGGGGATACCCTGTCCATCAAAGGCCAGCCGATTGTGGATCTGCATCTTCCCGTTCAGCCGGTCATGCTGCCCCGGCTCCCAGAACACGCCCTTGCGCTCCATCACCGCCGCCACGCTTTCCGTGCCGCTGTTGCCGAAGATAGCCGGGTCTGCCACGCCCCGCACCGTCCGCCCCTGTAAATTGGGGTCCTCCCGCTCAATGCGGCGTATCTCATCCGCCACATGGTCCGGCGTCCACTTCACACCCTCATTGGGCGTTCCCGTGCAGCCGTACAGCTCCCGGATGCGGTAAAGCCGCCGGTCCTGATCCACGGCGTACCAGCCCACGGAGAAGGGCCGCGTATAGCCCCAGTCCATCGCCCGCCACACATTCCAGTTTTCCGGAATGCGGAACGGCTCAATGACATGGGTCTTGATATGGTCTCGGTAATGCTCACGGTCATTGATCCATTCGCGGAACACTTGGCCGGAGAAGCTGTCCCAGTTGCCGTCCAACAGCGCTGCACGCTCCGCCTCCGGCAGGGACGCCAGATTTAAAATGTAATTGGGGTCATTCCGCAGAAGCGCGGCATTGTCCGTCACCTTTGCCGGAATAAAGATCCGGCTGCGCCTGCCCTCCTGCTTTTTACCGTCAGCTCCTATCCAGGAAACATCCTGCCAGATGGTCTGCATGGGCGGAGCCGCCGTGATAAAGCGGTCTTTCACCCATCCGTGGCCGATGCCGCCGGGGTTCGCCGTGGCCCGCATATAAACCCGCGTTCCCGGCCCGTTGGGCCGGTTGCGGGAAAACATATAGCTGTATTCCTCCCAGGTGAAATGGGTCAACTCGTCAAACGCGATAAAGTCATACGCCTGTCCCTGATATTTCACGCGGTCTTTGGTGTACTGCATGGAGCCGAAAATGATTTTCGCCCCGCTGGGGAATGACCATGTGTGGCTGCTGCCGTTGTATCTGGCTTTCGGGTATACACGCGGATAATAGGAAAGCGTCTTGTCAATCAGCTCCGCCAGCTGCGGATAGGTCTTTCGCAGGATCAGGCCCTTGTACCACGGGATATTCACCTGCCGCAAGGCCTCGATCACCAGTGCGTCGCTCTTCCCGCCTCCGGCGGCGCCGCCATACAGTGCCTCCCATTCCGGGCGGCTCATAAAAATAGCCTGTCTCGGTTGCGGCGTCCAGATCACATTCACAGCTTTTCCTCCGGCAGCACCGATGGCATCTGCACCACGCCGGTACCCGCTTCATCCGCGCCCATGCCCTGTGCCTGCGTCCATTTGTCGATCAGGGTCCCTAACGCAGTTGTGATCTGGCTTGGCGTTGCCTCTGCCAGCTTCTCTGGGTCATTCAGCACTGCCAGCCCCTTGCCGATGATCTGGCACACGATGTCCCGCTGGCTTTCCATGTATGCGAGAATGTCCGCTGTGTTCTGGTCTTTTTTCTGTTCCAGTTTTTTCTCGACTTCTCCCGCTTCTTTCAGGACTTTGTTCGCGGCGTCCCACGAAACCTTGTTCTTTTTCGCGGCAGCATTCACTGACTGCGTTTCCAGATAGTCCGCCAGTATTTTCTTTTTCTGCCGGTCTGTCAGTCTCGCAGCCATTGTCACCACCTCAAATCAATTTTGCTACCAGCCCCCACCCCTTGGCCTTACATAGCAGACTTTACCCGCCCCGAAGGGCTACAACGCCGCCCATATTGGGCGTTAGTCTTTTCACAGGTCCCGGCATTGCGCTCTGTTTGAATTGCTTACACAGCGGCCTAATCATACGATTGCCGCCACCACGCCACATCCATTGAACGCCTCGGCACTCGCGCAGAGTGTAGCAATGCCGGTATCCCACGGAACTTTTCAGCCCTGCGCCGGTATGTCGGTCGCATCCGTTTCTTCATTTATAGCCGGAGCCAGCCAAATAATTATTATTCGGCCTGCCGCTTTCATACAGCGCACAGGCAAGCCCCTTGTAGCGGTCTTACCCTTCCGCGGTGCCGCAATGCGGTAGCATACATCTGGCAGGGACGGTTGGGGATCGAACCCACCCAAGCGGTTTTGGAGACCGCCTCGCCAGCCTTGGAACATTCGCCCCTGTATCCCGCGTTTGCGTACTCGCCGGAGCGGGTACGTGTTCTAAGTAACGCTCGATTCAACGCGGGCAAATCGAACGGCCCTTCGCGGAGCCACGCCCTGCTGACGGGACACAACGCTCGCCAAGTATGGGCTTGCCGCAATATTGCCCCTGTACGCTGTCAGCTTTGGGATTTGGCGCAGACGGCGGGGCTTACACCTGCTTCATCGCAATGGCGTCACCAAAGCGCCGCTCTTTGGGTTGAGCTACGTCTGCATACCCCCGGCATCTGCCGGGGTCAGGAGGAAAGAAAGGATGGAAAGAATGAGGATACGGATATAACCCCGCACCCTCATTCTCGCACATCTGTTCGTCAACATTCCTCCAAATGGAGGAATTTGAAATATTTATTTTCTGTACAATTAAGAGTTTCGCTCACCCTCATCCCAGCAAAGCTGGTCAAGGCTGACGTTGTAATACGCAGCAATCAGTTTCAGCTCCGACAGCCCCGGTTCCCGTGTGCCTCGCTCGTACCGTCTCAATGCGTCCCGGCTCAGCCCCATCAGTTCAGATGCCACATACCGGCTGACAACCGGGTGTCTGCTTTCTCGGAGCCGCTGCAGCCGTTCCGGGAATGTACTCACATAACCACCTCACATAGCCGGAAGTTCTCTACCACGGGTCCGCCCGCCGTTTCCGTCCGCACACTGACAAACCGGCCCTTTGGATGGATGTAAATTACCTCTCCGCGCCGGAACGGATACATCTGCTCATACGTCGGGTGCTGCCGCTCCAGCTGGGACGGTATGGACTTGAATCTGGCCCGAACCACCTGTCCAAGTTTCATGATTCCTCCATTTCCAGTAGTTTCACCAAGTCCCAGAACTTCCGCGCATCCAGCCCGGTTTCCGTCTTGATCTTGCCCAGCCGATAGATCACGCTGTTGTGATGGATGTCCATTTCCTTTGCGGTTTTCACGCAATTCATATCATTCTTTGCATAGATGCGCAGGAGCGATATATCTTCCTTCTGCATAGTTACCTCCCATAACGGACCTTTTTCAAATCCTTGTATCTGTCCGGGAAGGGGATCAACTCCGCCTTCCCGTTGATAATCTCCGCCAGCACCCGGTCCATGTGCACCTGCCGGACGTCTGCCTCCGGGTCCTTGCAGTTTAAGGCAGGCCTGTATTCCCGCTGGGTCTCCATCCACTCATGCGTGACGCGCATTATCCGGTCATAGCCCCAGCCTTCCTTCTGGTGCATAGTCATCTGCAAAGTGTCAACGGCAAACTGCGCTGCCATCGCAGCACCGGCCCAAAAGACCGCATCCAACTGCGCATCCCGCCGTTGCAAATAAGCGGATTGTTTAGCCATTAGCGCACTCCTTTTCCGCTGCTTGCACAGCCCACTCGTAAAAACTTACGATTTCACCATCATCTTCCAGCTCAATAAAGTTCCTGTCATGATCCACTGCCCACTTCAACCGCCTTTTTGCCGCCGCAAGCTGTTCTTTGAAAAAATGAAGCCTGCGCTGTTGATAATTTACAGCAACCAGTTTCATTGACATCACCCGTTGATCCCTCGCAGAATATCGTTCAGGATTTCAAGATTCAGTTCTGCAATGCCCTTGCACCCTTCCAAAGCATCCTGCGCGCACATAACGTCTGGAGACTTTACTGCGTTTTGCGGCTTATCGCCGAATAGTTCTTTTTGAATTTGCGTTATCAGTTCATTGGCTTTTTTTACCTCATCAGACAAAATCATGATCGTCTCCTTCATGCTACCAGTCATGGGAGACACGCAGCCTTCTGTTGCACAGCCGTAATTCAAATTATCATTCATTTTCGTTATCCTTTCTCTCTCCGTAGCTGCAAAACGTCGATTCCAGATCCCGTAAAGTGCAGTCCCATACCTTGCAATAATCAACGCTCTTACCGTGGCACGGCTCCTGTACCCACCCTTTATGCTTGCAGTCCTTACACCGTATAATAAGTTTCGCTCTTCTCCGCAACTTATTGATTGCGGATACCCAAACCAACGCAACGGCATATATCGCCAAGCCGAGAATAACTGATACCAGCACAGCACCGCCGACGATCATAAACGCCGCGCCAATGTTCACCATCACGTTATCTATCATTCGCATTGCCCTCCGTCATGCACCGTTGTGTACTTCCAAATCAGCGTGTTCAACTTTCTCAGCCCCTCCATGGTGATTAGGTCCTGCTCGCACAGCTCGTCCCGTAGGTGCTCCAGCGCTTCGATTGGGGCAACGTCGGCGGCTGGGGCATCTTCGATCATGTCGATTGCGTCACCTGTACCACACGCACGGCATCTTACTCCGTTGTAGCTGTTGCAGCCTACGCAATAAACTTCTTTGATGCGCTTAATTGTCGCTTCCCTCTCAATGCATTCGCCCATTGTCAGCCCTCCTGTTTCAGGTCTTGCACAGTCTGGTGGATACGCTTTGCGCAGGCAGGGCATATTTCCCCCACATCCACTATGACATTCACTATGTCCGGGTTGCTGTCGTAGATGCTTGCGTTGCTCTCCACGCAGACCCTATAAGTTTCCTGAAGATTGTGTATTTCTTTTCCGCAAAGATCACAAAAACGCTTCGTCATGTTCTTTCCTCCCTCCTCCACCGGCATCCGTTGCAGGCCCCCTCATGGGCCAGCGTGTAGTTCCCGCATTTCAGGCACAGTTCGTTCCGCAGTGCGTCAATTTCTTTCGCCTGCGCTTCGATCAGGTCAGCGGCTTCTGTCAGATCGTCGCACAAGGCAATGGGCGTTTCCCACGGGTTCCCCTCCGCCCATTCTGCGTGCTCACGCAGCGCATTTACGAGGTTTTGATCTCTCATAGTTCCTCCCTTATGTCTCCGCCCCATTGCTCCGCCATGGCTCTGGCGATGCCGGGGAAGGTTTTACTTCTGTCCCTTGCCGTGCGCGGGTCATTCCATCTCAGGGCTTTCCCTTTTCCATCTTTCGCATAATTCGCACTCGCACCTACACTGTATCCACCTGGTAAAATTTCCCCTGCGTCTACAATATTTGTCGGTTTCAAAGTGGGAAGGCCCTTTAACCACAGGCAAGTCTTTTTCCTTGCCTGGTGCCCAAACTCATACGGCTGGATAATGCAATCCGGCTTGCGATAGTATGTAGACATATACCCAACCGGATTTTCCACTGCGATTTTGCAAATATCTGCATTTGCAAAAGCCATGAAAAACGCCGCAGCTTCTTCCCGTAACGCCAACCGCCTGACCGCCTTTTCTCCATATCTTTCCGTGTTAAACCAGCGATTCCCGGTAACAGTTAAGTATGTGCACGGCGGGTGCGCGATCAGCAGATCCCACTGGTCAACGTCATGCGGCTCCCCGTCCATAGTAGACAGCTGCCCCCCCTCGATGGCCTTGAGCGCATCGCCTAAGATGTGCCACTCCGGGTGTCCTCCGGACGGCTCCTGGATGTCGCAGCTATACGCCTCATGCCCCAGCGCCCGGAACGCCTTGCAGACTTCCTGCGATTCCTCACAGGCTATCAACACTTTCATGCGTCCTCCACCTCCGCAAGCCAGAACTCGCGGCGGCAAATATCACAACCTCTTCCAGTCGGGCAATGCCCGCGTAACGCTGTATCAACAAGGCATGGGTCTAAAGCAACGTTATGTGTGTTCGTATATATTGGCGCATTTGGAAACAGCTTCAAGAACTCGCTCTGGCGGGTTTTGATGGGGTGCTCGGCGGCCCACTGTTCCACGATAGCAACCATCTTTTCTGGGTCTTTCGGTTCACCCAGCTTATAGCACTGCGAAACCCCCTTGTATGCGGCGCAGTTTTCGCAGGTCATTTCGCCAGTTTGATTTGCCTCGCACATCCGTGCTCTTTCCTTCAAGAAATTTACAGCATCCATCATTCTGCCTCCTCAATTTCCACGCGGATCGTATCTCCGCTCCAAAATTTGTGTTCCACGGCACGGAACCACTCAGGGTTGTCATCCGGCAGTATGTAGCCCTTCATCGCATCCACAAAGGCCTTGCCCAGCGCGCCGTGATTGTCGATGTCCAGATTGTCATTCCAGAAAAATGTCACCTTGACGGGGTGATTTACCAGACGTTTTGTAATTCCTGCTTTTCGCATTGCCCAGTGGGCAAGCTCGTGCAGCTCTTCCGCGTCCTTCTTCCGCTGCGACCAATGCTTACCGGCGTAATACGCATTCAGGCCAAACCGCTTGTTCCACGCCGCTTTACCGCGCTTTGTTGCCGGATAAGGGATCTCAAATGCAATCACCGCTTTTCCTCCTCACAAGTAAACAAACTGATCTGCGCCGTGTGTTCCGCAAAGCGCTTTTCCTGCGCCTGAAAATAGTGATGGTCGATCTCACACCCAACAAAGTCCAGCCCAGCGTCCCATGCGGCGATCCGGCTCGATCCACTTCCTAAATGCGTGTCTAATATTCTGTCGCCCGCCTTTGCAAAGCGTGAGAATATCCACGCATACAGAGCGATAGGCTTTTGCGTCGGGTGGATTGTCCCGCCCTCGCGCGCAAGTTGCCCGCGGTTAATTATTACAACTCTTGTCGGGGTATCAAATGAGGAATAGGCCAGCTCGCAGTTACTCATAGTCAAATCCTGTTGGCCTTTGTACCACACGATCCAGCCTTTATGCCCATGTTCCAGCGCGGTGACAAAATAATTTGCACCCCATATAATTTGGTTCTTTGAAACACGCTCCAGCTCTCTAAAATACTCCAGAGGCGGTATGTGCGTGTCCCACCCCCTTTTTGCGTGTTCCTTTCGGTTATGCTTTGGGTTCTTGTTGATAGACAATTTTTGACCGTCTATTCCGATTCCATAAGGCGGGTCCACTACGGCCAGATCAAACGCCTTGTCCTGCAGCGTCCGCATATACTCCATGCAGTCTACGTTATAGGCTACGTTCACCGCTTCTCCTCCTTGCCATCGGTAATGACGCTGACCACGCGGACGCGGCCCAGAGGCTCCAGCAGCATGGCCACCGCCTCCTTCGTACCCTGCGTGTCCTCGCCGTAAATATCAACCACGATCCGCATCATCACACATACCCCCAAGCGTCCTCGCATTTGAATCCGGGGCCTTTTGCGCCCTTGCGGCCACCGCGATCCTGTTCTTTGGCAAGCCAGCGAGTAATGAATCCACGCACACCTTTCGGCGTTTTGCGCTTTGCTGGGTTATTCAGGCACCATTCCCGCATCTCCCGCAACTGCTGTATCACGTCAACAGCAGGGTACACGCCTGCCCATTCCCGGCATTGCTCCTGCGACACCGGATATTCAGTGCCGTCATTGAGAGGGATGGAAACCACCGGCGGGGATGCCGTTTGCGGCTCGCCGCCTACTTCTTCTGGATTCTGGATTCTGGATTCTGGATTCTGGATTGGATTACGGGCGCATTTGCTTTCACCTGCTTGCAATTGATTGCAATTGATTTCAGATGTAATCAATCCGTCAGCAGGTGCCGGGAATTTGCTTACTTTGTTCCTCACCGTCTGGTGTTCGCTCCAGTTCGGAAAACATAGGTACGGTTCTCCGTCAACTTCATAGAGGATCACAGAGCCTATGGTCGCCAATTCTGCAAGCGTCTTACTGATCGTTCCCTCAGTCACACCTTTTCTGCGGGGGAATACAAAGCCTTTGAGCAATTCCGGGTCTGCGCTGCCGCGCCCATAATCATCAACGTAGGTGATCAGGTACGCCCACAACCGGAATTGGAAATCCGACATTGCATTGATGCTTTTGCTCGTCCTGATGCTATCCTTGATGATCCTGTTCGGCATTCGCCCACCGCCTTAGAACGGGAAGTCCCCAGCATCCTCGATCTCGCTGAAACCGCCCTGCGGTTCGCTCTGCGCCGTTTCCCCGCCGTCCCGCTTGGAATCGCCAAAGTACACGCTGTCTGCCACAATCTCGGCGCTGCGGCGTTTATTGCCGTCCTTGTCCGTCCAGTCACGGATCTGCAAGCGGCCCTCCACTACGGCCATGCGGCCCTTAGAGAAATACTTGCTCACAAATTCTGCGGTGTTGCGCCATGCCACCACGTCGATGAAATCCGTTTCCTTCTCGCCGGATTGGGACTTAAAATCCCGGTCCACCGCCACGGTGAAGGATGCCACCGCCGTGCCGCTGTTGGTGCGGCGCAATTCAGGGTCACGGGTCATCCGGCCCATCACAATAATTCTGTTCAGCATGAAATAGCTCCCTTTCTGTAAATCATGTCCTCCCGGTTCCAATCCGGGTAAAATGCTTTCATGTGCGCCACCAGCCGCACATAGATGCGCTCGCGGTCTCGTAATGGCCCCTCGTCAAACAGGCGATGGCAGCGGGGGCAGAGGGTTGCAATGTTCTGCTCAATTCCTCTGCCGCCCTGCGAACGTCGTACCACATGGGCCACCGGCGCGCCTGCGGGAGACCCGCAGATCACGCACTGGTGATTGTCACGTGCCCATACAACAACCTTCACGGATTGCGGAATGGACGTGGCCTTTGTCATTTTGTGCATCCCCATTCCTCCATCATCCCCGCCAGCTTGTCCGGAGACAGGGTCTCGATACCTTGCTCCACGCAGTCCTGCACTGCCATATCGATCAAATGTGACATTTGCCGGGTGTTGTAGGTGCTGGAGCCGTAATACAAAATCACGTTGGTGCAGCCGGGGATCCTGCTTGCCATGGTATCCGTCTGCCAGCCAAGCCCATTGTGTTCCCACCCGTTCCGCAGCTTTTCCACGGCTGAATCGATCACGCAGACCATTTCATGATTGCCGCCGATCTCCCGAATGTATCTCCGGTAAATATCCGTCTTGGGAATTCGGATCTTTTCGGCCAGCCGATCAACCAGAACCCAGAAGTACGCATTCGCATCGAGGCTCCGCTTCTCCCGGTGTTCTTTGATCTCCACGTCATAGACTTGACCCTCTTTCAGTGCGCCAAGCACCTGCCGCGCCTTGTTGGTCTGTATGCACAGCCAATCTCCGGCGGCATCCATTGTCCAGCGGAACCCTGACGCCTTAACCCGCTCCATAAAGTTCCTCCATCCTCGGCCAATGTCCTGTTTTCAGACATTTCGCCAAATACCGCAGCCGCGGCAAATATGCGTCTCTCACCCACTGAGCGTCATACCGGACTTCGTGGTGTGATAGCCGTCTGCTATCTACTGGTAAAAAGTAGTTCTGCATTTCGGCATCCGTCAGTTGGTACGCCACGATGTAACACGTTTTCCGCTTTCTCCAGAATCCGTAACCGCTGGCAAACATCTCCACTTGGCATTGTTGCCAATATGCCTTGCTGACTTTAAACCCCGGCTTACTGTGTGTCTTGACCTCTATAATCGTCCTTGGAAATTCACCGTCATAGTTCACCCGCAGGCGCAGCCGCGGAATGCGTATCTGCCTGTCCATCTTCGGGACGAAAATGTGCTCCAAAATCCGGTGTTCATAAGCTGTCCCCGCCTGCATAGCGGGGGTATGGAATCGGTTTTCCCGTAATCCCAGCTTCTCCAGCCACCACTTCCGGAAGGTCTCTGTCGCCCAGTTCCCCATGATGGTTGAGGTGTCCGACGCTCCAAACCAGCCGCTCCGCTCATGGTTGTGGATCATAACCGGCTCACTGCCTTTTCAAATTTATCAATCGTGGAGAAATAGCCCATCAACTTCTTCAGCTCTCTATCCCCGATTCCGATACCACGCAGCAGATCGCTGTGGTCAAGCCCGTTTTGCTCCTTCACGGTAATCAGCCGTTCGATCCGCTCTTTGATCGCCCAAATATTGTGACGGCTCAAATCGTCCTCGCCATCGTCAGCGTCCGATTCTGCCCACAGGTCAAATCCTAATCCGGTGCGGATGGCAACGCCCTTGACAAACGCCCGCGCCAGCGCATTGTTAATCCGCAGCTGGTTCAGAGTGTCAGTGTAAACCACCAGGGATCCATTCAGCAGCGGCGTATCGTATACAAATTCCAAATCGTCAATGTGGATCAACACCCGCACAAACCAGCATTCCGTATCCCGCCCTTTGCTGGTGGACACTTTTGCTTGGGGCCAAAGATAAGTGTGAGTGGTTGGACACTCCACCGGCGCATACCACACATCATTTGCTCCGTTTTCGTGCAGCAGCTTCACACATTTGCCCCAGCTCAAATACGGGACTTTGATTGTCTTCCCGTTTTCGTCTTTGGCATCCCGCGTATCGCATTGTGGACGCACATCGATTTTAATTAACTCGTTAAATGATTTCAGTGCCATTTTCTTTCCTCCTGTATCTCGCAAACCGCACGGTCTCGCCGTAGCGGTTCTTCTGTGTGACCGTCTCCACGTCCAGCGCCACGCCGTCCCGCCGCAAGTCGGAGACCCGCGCCGTGAAATTGGCGATGCCGCACTCGCTCATGGCCTCGGCCCGTGTGATACTGCCGTGTTCATCCAGATACTTCAAGATCCGCTCACACTGGTTCATATCAGTCCTCCGGGATGTCGATGATTGCGATCCCCATGGCCCGTGCCACGGCTTCCGGATCGCTGTCAACTTCATCCTTGAGCCAATCCTTCGCGCACTCCGGGCAGTAGCACTCTCCGTTGATCAAAAACCCCGGAGCCACATCGTCAAACGCATTGGGGTTCATGACGATGGAACATCTCGCGCACACCGGATAGATCTTCATTTCCACGCATCTCCTCTCTTCCACGCTTTCGTGGCGTTGGATTGCTGGGCGTAACCCGCTGTGATGGCGCCGCAGGTGGAACACCGTACATAGTGCTTAAACGGTGCGTCCGTGGACTGCACACGCTCACCGCTGTCCATGCCACACACCGGGCAGAGATCCAGCGGATGACGCTCATGCCGGTTCTTTCTGTTCATCGCGCGCTCACCACCATATACGCAATGGTGATCAGCAGCAGGGCCAGAAAACTCATGAAGCCCATCCATGCGGAGGCATCCGCCTTCCGCTGCTCTCTGGTGCGCCGATCATGCTTTCTCATGCGGGTCCCCTCCTTCAATCAGGTCAACGATTTTGAATACCCAAGTGGCCGCATACGCCACGCCCAGGTTCATAAAAAACAGGTTCCAGCTCATTTCTTCTGCTCCTCCTGCTTACCCTCTTCCTTCGGCACAAACCGCACAGAAACGATCTCCAAATGGTTTTGCCGCGCCCAAAGCATCAAAGCCACTTCTTCAAATGTCATGTTTTTTACCTCCATTTCGTACTGGAAATAAATTCCCACATTCGGCAAAAATTATGATTTGCAATTCGGCGGTTCCTGTGCTATACTCAGCACAAGAACAACTCCCTTTGTTCTGCTTACGCTCCGCCCGGTCTGCAACACCGGACGGGGCATTTTTTCGCGTTCATTTGTCCTCCTTCGGGATCAGCCGTGCCGGAGGAACGTTCAGCACCTTCGCCATTTCCATCACCACGTCCAACCGGGGCCATCCGCCGTTCTTCCAGTTGGTCACGTTGCTCTTGCTCATCCCCAGCGCCAGACACACCGCCGACGGGCTGGTGTGCTTTTTCTTGCATACTGCCTTCATGTGCTCGTAAAACACGCTTTCTGTCTCCTTTCTCGTTTACTTTTTGGAACTTTTGCGGTATCCTGTCGGAAAAGGGGGGTTATTATGACCACACTTTCCGATCACGCCCATACCATACTGGAATACATCGCCGCGCACCCACGCTCCGCAGAAACAGATATCCTGTCCGCCCTGCAGAAAACTTACGATTTAACGCTGTCCCGCTATCTGCTGATGTACCTGTCAGGCTCCGGGCTTCTGTCCGCATCCTCTGGCCGCTATAAGCTCACCCCAAAGGGAACCGAAGCCTTACAGCAAACGCGCGATGATGCCGCCCGCTGCGCCAATGAGAAAGCAGAGCGTAAGAAGGATCGCATTATAACGATTGTTCTTTCGATAGTAAGCGCAGTCATCAGCTCGCTTCTCACGCTCATCATCAAGCAGTGACAGTGTGTAAATCTGCTGCGCGGCTTCAAAGTCACTGGACGTATCCAGATACACCTGCCAGAAAAGCTGAAACCGTGCGGCATCCGCTGCGTTGTCTCCGCAAAGCCCTGTCTGCTTGGCCGCTTCGTATGCGTACCGCTTGCGAGGTCCCCACTCAATTCGTTCGTCCATCCCGTCCTCCTTTCGCAAAAGTCCTTGACAGTTCCCCGGAAAGTACTTATAATGAAAGTACCACCAAACAGAATAAGTACTTGAAGGGGTATGTCCATGCTTGTATCTTAGCACTTGTTAGGGTACTTTACAAGCAGAATTTCACCCAGTCGAGTACTTTTGTGGTCATGCACAAAACGGGGGTGGGATTTTGTCCACTTTATACGAAAATATCAAATCCCTTTGCGATGATCGAGGAATCAAGCCTGGGAAAATGTGCGTTGAAACTCAGATCAGCAAGGGGCTGATTACCGATTTAAAAATGGGGCGGAAGAAAACCGTTCATGCCGAAACCGCAAAAAAAATCGCCGATTACTTCGGCGTATCGGTGGAGCGGGTCCTCACCGGGGAAAAAGAAAACGCCCCCGGCCCGCAGGCCGAGAGCGTGAACGAAAAACTGCTTATTGATTTGTTCCGCCAGCTTTCGCCGGAGCGTCAGCAGGAAGAGCTTGCGTATTTAACGCAGGCAGCGAAGCGCGGAGCCGTTCAAGATATGTAAGCTGCTCCTCCGGCGTCATCTGCCGGTATAGCGTGAGCAACTGCCTGACCCTTTCCTCGTCCATGTTCCGCGCTCCTTTCGTTCGTACATTCGTTCGATTCATGCTGTTAGCATATCACGTTCCATTTCAAGTTTCAACCCAAATTTATAGGTGGCTAAAATATTGTTGCACGGGGGTAGATATGAATGAATGTGGGACAATTTGTTGTGGCGTTTCTATCTGATCTGCTCGTTACCGTCTTTGCGTATGGATTGGGTCCTATTATCCTGCTAAAGCTTCACAAAGGGCCTATTTCTATCAAAAAGCTAAAATGGTTCCATATTATCTACACAATTATAATTTCTTTTTCTTTTAACGTCATCTTGCTTTTGCTGGAGCTTAGACCAGTCAGCAATTTTACCCCCGCTTTAATTTGGGGAACGGTTTTCTACCGATTCAACAAAAAGAAATTCGCCCAGCGGGAAAAAGCCATTCCGCCCGAAACCTACACCCAGCAGGAAGCCCAAATGAAGCAGTTTGTTGTGGACGATGCCACCGGCGAGGTCATCAGCGAACCGCCTGCCGAAGAACCAAAGCCAATAACCCTGGAATACCATCCCGATTTCCGGCTGCAAGGCCCGCCAGAAGATCCGAAGCCGCCGGTGGAATCCCCGGACCTTACCCAGAAGCCCGCCGGGAAGTCCTATGCCCCGCTGTGCATTATCCTCGGTATCCTTCTTGCCGCCAGTTTTGCTGGGAATGTGGTTCAAAGCTATATGTCTGTAAACAAATTGGAAGAAATGACTTTCATGCAGGATAAATTGCAGGCAGAAGTGAATTCTCTGCGGAGCCGGGTTTCCTCTCTAAGAAAAGAAAAAGACCAGCTGAATGAACAGTTGTCAAACGTGCAATATGGGTCTGATATTCAAGATGGAATCATAGACCAGATTGCTCCGGAAGCCTTCGCCATGGAAACTTATATCGGATTCATCTATGATGGTTCTCAGTACTGCCATAGCTATAACTGCCCGAACTTCCCGTTTGAAGATTGTGCTGATAATGGGTTTTACGCACACAACGTAGAATATTGTGAATGGCTTGGATACCCAAAGCATTCCGGATGCTGGGATTGATTTCATCCCCCCCGCCCCGCCGCCTCTGCAACAAGCGGCGGAGCCGGGGGCAGCAAGCTGGGGTGGGCTTGCCGTGATGTAAGCGTAGCAGAAAAAGGTTGGGCAGCGCAATGGCCAAATGTGGGAAACGGGCAGTATGCTACCGAACGAAATTGTGTACTATCGCTGCCCATATCTTACAAACTTAATATAGGAGGCCGATTTTTTGACGATCCAAGACATATGCCGCGAAAAAAGAGCCGCCCTCAACATGACGGCTCAGGACATTGCCGATGCTTCCGGCGTCCCCCTCTCCACCGTTAATAATTTCTTCGCCCATGCGTCCAAATCCCCGGCCCTTTATACCACAGCTGGTATCTGTGCGGCGCTGGGGGTGTCTTTGGACGCATTTTTTGGTATTGGCGATCACTGTACCGCCACGGAAGAAACCTTGCAGGCGGAAAAGGACGGGCTGAAACACCGCCTTGAAAATAAGCGGCAGACCATTGACGTGCAAAACCATACCATTCACGTCATGGAAAAGGGCCTGCGGATTCGGAACTGCGTGATTCTGGTTATGGGCATAGCAATCGTCCTGCTGCTGTGCTGGTGCGTATTTATGGATATGCACGCTTTGAATATCGGTTTTTGGAGGAGATAATATTGAATGTCTTACGCGCAGCACTTTATCCGCGCGTCAGTACGGAAGAACAGGCGAAGTTTGGCCTTTCCATCCACGATCAGCAAAACGATCTGGAAGAATACGCCAAAGCAAACGGGATGAAAGTTGTCGGCATTTACCCGGATGCCGGTTTTTCAGCCCGGAAGAAAATAGAAAAGCGCCCCGCCATGATGGAGCTGTTGGCTGCAGTCCAACGAGACGAAATTGACATTATTCTGGTCACAAAGCTGGACCGATGGTTCCGCAATATCGGCGAATATTATAAGGTGCAGGAGATCCTTGAAGCCCACAATGTGTGCTGGAAAACCATTTACGAGGACTATGACACCTCCTCCGCCGCAGGCCGGTTAAAGATCAATATCATGCTGGCCGTAGCCCAGGACGAAGCAGACCGGACAGGGGAGCGGATCAAGAAGGTGCTGGACGCAAAGAAATCCCGAAACGAAGTCTGCACCGGCCATCTGCCGAAAGGATACAAGATCGACGGGAAATTTGCGGTGATCGACCGTGCAGCAGAGCCGGACGTCAAAACGTTTTTCAGTGTGTTTTTGGAAACAGGCTCCATCCACAATGCGATCTCCGCAGTCCCCAATTTGAAACTGCAATACCGCACCGCAAGCAAAATGCTGGACAATCGCGGCTATGTCGGAGAATGGCACGGTCTGTCGATCCCGCCATATTTAACCGCAGAAGAGTTTGACCGCGTCCAGACGCTACGCAGACGGCTTCAACGGAAGGTGGCCCAGAACCGAACGTATATCTTTTCCGGGCTGCTTGTATGCGGAGACTGTGGGCGAAGGATCGGCGGCAGGCCGCGCAAGCTCGTAAACGGCGAATCCTATGTGTACAGCTGCGACGGTGCCTATCAGTATAAGGGCTGCCCCAATCATGCAAATATTATGGAAGCCACGATTGAACAGTATTTACTGGAAACAATTGACGCAAAGATTGAAATTTTTGCAAATACCAAAGACGAACCCAAACAGAATAGCAAAGAAATTGAGGAAAAAGCAAAATCTTTGCGAAAGAAGTTAGCAAAGCTTTCCGATCTGTATCTCGACGATCTGATCGCCAAAGATGAATACGCAAAACGCTATGCCGATCTGACAGCGCAGTTAGAATCTGCTGAATCATTGCTCCGCAAACCTCCCGCAAAATCCGCGAAAGACCTTTCCGAGGCATTCTTTTCCGGATGGCAGGATATTTATAAAGAACTTAGCAGAGAAAACAAAAAAGTGTTCTGGAAACTAAAGCTAAAAGAAATCCGGCTGTACCAAGATCGCCGGATAGACTTCGATTTCCTTTAATTCCATAGTTGCACCTAACCAAATGGTTAATGTAATCTATGGAACGCCCCCGCCCATTGTAGGCGGGGGCATAATTTATTCATGTTCCACGATCCCGTGATAATACGCCGCCAGCTTTTTCTTTGCTCCCGGTCCGTCCTTGTCCATCAGAAATGCCCTTGCCATATCTGCGTAGAACTCTGCAATGGACACGCCGTATTTCTCCGCCACGCCGGAATAGTCGGAATACATCATGTTCATGGTGATCCACCAGCAGGGCCGGGAAACCTTTTCCCAGGTCATGCCCATGCTTTCCGCAACAGCGGTAGTCTGGTCAACGCCCCAATGGGGGCCTGTGGTACCGTCCTCGTTTCGGAGCATTGCAGACCACGCCGTCGCATCCTGTTCTGTAAAACCGTCAGACGTGCGGGTGCAGTCTTTCATGGCGGCAAGCGCAGACCAGCAGTCCAGCATCCCACGAATCGCGCAGGCGGACCGCTCGCTGGCTGGCATCCGCATATACTCAGAAATGCCGTGTTCCAGCTTTTCCAGATATTCCGCGATCTGGTCTTTGTTCATGCCCATAGTCCACCTCAGATCTTCTCAACCCGTGCGGCAACGTTGTTGACGGTGGAAGCCGCGCCGGTCAGCAGCAAGGTCAGCACGGAACCGGTGGAGCAGCAGCCCAGCCGGACAGTCGCAGGGAACGCCAGCGTCACGGTATTAGCAACAGCCGCCACCGTAGCGGCAGCAGTTGCGCCGGGGACGGCAACGCCGTCCTTCAAAAGCTGAACCGTCACCGTTCCGGCGGCGTCGGGGACGGCTTCAACAGACACGTCCACATCGTAGTAGCCCTGTCCGTTGATGGCGATCCCGTTTCCGTTCAGATTGCAGTTGCATCCGTAGCGCCGGACGATGGTTCCCAGAGGGATAATGCCATTCACCGCAACGGCGGTCGGAGTCTGCATCGCGGTGTAAATCAAAGATTTGCAGCTCATATAAATAACCTCCTAATAATAAATGGGCGGAGCACCGGCCCCGCCCGTAACCCGGCCAGAAGGGCCTGAACTATTTCCGATCCGGAAATAGCTGCTCAGATGTTGCCGCCGCAGCCGTTGTTGCAGCCGCAGAAGGGAGAGGGACCGGCGTTGTAGGTGTAGCCGGTGGGATACCGCACTACGCCGCACAGCTGCTCACGCATGTAGAGCTGGCTGTTGGCCTGCTCCAGCTGCGCGATCCGACCCTCAAGCTGGCTCTTTTCCAGAGCCGCGAACTTGGCATCAATGTTGGCGTTGATGCCGTCCAGCGCCCGCTGGGTGGTGCAGCAGCACTCCGCCATCTGAGCCTGAATATTGTTGCCGGTCTGCATGATGGCCATGTTGGTGCCGTTCTGGGCCAAGGCCATCTCCTTGCCCAGATTGCCGATGCCGCCCTGCATCTCATAGCCCAGGTTGCAGATGCCGTTGCCGATGTTGGTCAGGCGGTCGTTGATCTGGCCAAACTGCTGGCCGAACAGGATCTCCTGCTGACTAGCCGCCGTGGCGTACTGGCCGAACTCACCCTGACGGGCGCCGAAGCCGAAGCCACCGCCACCGCTCATGAGGACAAACAGGAACAGGATGATGATCCACCAGGCGCCGCTGGTGCCTGCGCCGTCATTGTCACGGGTGACGGCTGCGAGATCGCTCAAAGTATAGTTATCCATATCTGATCTCCTTTCAAAATTTAAAACAAGCCGTTGCGCACCGGCCTATTTACCAAGAAATGCCAGAAAGTCCCGGGCTTGCTGTTGGAGCTGCTGGAACTGATCCTGAGACATGGTTCCGTCCGCCAGCAGCTTTTCAACCTGCTGCTGCGCCCGCTGGGGCGTCATGTTGGCCGCGAACTTCCGGAACTCCGCTATCATGGCGATGGGATTATTCGGCATTCTGCTTCCGCTTCCCCGGAGCATCTGCATCATCGGGTTTGCCACTCAGCATCTCCTCCAATCTTTTCACACGGTTTTCCAGTCCGGCCACGTCCACCGGGGCCGCTGCCTGATACGGTGTCACCGTGTAGGGTGTCACCGTGGCGTAGCCTGCTCCGTCTGTCTGCTTGAGCCACACGATGGGGTCATTCTCGTCCATCAGCAGGATGGAGCTGTTAGGGGCCATTCTAAAAGCCTCTGCGCCGTTTCTGCCGTTGACCCTGGTAACTTGTCCACCAAACGCCTGGGGCGCTCCTGCGGCACCCTGCGGGGCCGCAGGTGGGTATCCGTAGGGGCTTCCGTACCCCTGATAGGGATTCGCAAAATAATTCATAGCGCACCTCCTTTTTCTGCCTTTATGGTACAAAAAAAGA